GTTTATGTCTACTTTACATGTGTGTAGTTGATATAAACCCTAATAAAAAGAGACATTAAGAATGTGGGGATTTTGATCTTTTTTCGTGAATTCAATCTTTTCAATAAAGGATTGAACAAATTCCCTTTTTTCTTCAGTATTCAGATAAGCCCAGTTAATTTTAAATTCATTTACCAATTTTTTAGCCTTTTTGATATCGATAGGTAAAGGGGTTGCTCGTTGAATTTCAGAGAGTCTTTTTGTGAAATTTTCATGGGCCTTTCTAGTTTCGGACATCCTTGCAGTAAATTCTTCATCCGTCATCAAGTCTGACGCCCAAGCCTTTTGGAATTTTTCTCTCTGTCTTTCAATTTTAACTATAGCGTTTTGAATTTCTGTTGTTTCATTTTTTTCTTCTTTAACTACTGGCTCCAGATCAAACTTCACATTTTTCATAAAAAGAAGTAGTGCTTTCTCAAGTTTTTTCTCACTTACTGAAATGCTTGGTCTTTCATTTAAAGCGCATGATTGACAGCGATAATGGAGCGACTCTACATTTTTCTGATCTTTTTTACGGAAATAGACACTTCGCTCACATCCAAGCCGGTTTCCGCATTGAGGGCATACTAATTTCATTTGAAAAATATGAGCAGACTCTATCTGTCTTTTTCTAAAATTTTGCCGAGAATATAATATATTTTGAAGTTCCTCAAATTCTTCTTTTGTCAAATACCCTTCATGGCTTGTTTCATTAAGCTCATCTTTCCAACGTAAAGCACCATATAAAGCGGGGTTGTGTAAAATAGATAATATTGTTGCGATGTGCCACTTGTAACCTCTTATAGGCAAATATGATTGATCAAGATATTTAGCTATTTGTCTTATGGACCATCCTTTTTTAACTTTGTCAATCATATCCATTAGGATATAGCCTTGTTTTTTGTCCTTTACTAATGTTTCATCCTGTTTTTTAAATCCAAAAGGAGCTGGGGCGCTATACTGTCCTTGTCTAGCTTTTTCCACTTGACCCATCGTAACCCTCTCGCCCAGGTTTTCACGTTCCCATTGGGCCATTGCAGCAACAAGTGTTATAAACAAACGACCGGTCGCCGAGCCAGTGTCATAAACTTCTGTAGCTGATCTAAAGATACAATTATTCTTATCAAAAAGATCAAGGAGTTTATAAAGGTCTTTTACAGAGCGAGTCAATCTATCAAGGCGATAAACAAGAACAACATTAATTAAACCTTGTTGGATATGATCTAACATTAATTTCAAGTAAGGCCGATTCGTGTCTTTGGCTGATTTCCCCTCGTCTACATAAAACTTATAGTCTTGCCAATCTTGTGATATGCAGTATGCCTTCAGTTTTTCTCGTTGAGCTGAAATAGAAAATCCTTCTCTTGCTTGTTCTTCTGTGCTTACCCTAATATAGATTCCTACAGTCATAAAAACCACCTCTCCAGAAACATACGTTCGGTTTCGAGCTTAAAAAATTTTTCTTTTCATGATCACATTTTCAACACCCCCTTTATTGGACAGTTTTTTCAAACTGCATAGCTCGGGAGGCACTCCATGAATACGAGCTATATCGTATATAGAGTAATTCATGTTCCGATATTCATGGAGTGAATTGTCTGGTATAAGTAATTCGACTGCGAAGATATTTGCCTCTGCTTCAATTTTATTAGTCGAAAAAAGCGTTTTTTCACGCATAAAGGGTGTATTTGCTTTAGGATGTAATACTCCATGGCCTACCTCATGCGCGCAAACAAAATTCATTTGAATTTCGTTCATATTTGAGTTAAGAAAAATGTATTTGTTTCTACGATCATAAAAATAAAAACCCATTATCTCTTTATGTAAATTTCGATGAATAACCTGTATTTTTAGCATCTCTGCAAGTTCGTAAGGGTTATTTGAGCCATACTTACATACAAGTTCATTTACTTTTCTTTTAATCCACACAGTAATTGCCCCCCCTAAAAAGGTTTCTATGTTTAGTCATCGTCACTATTTCTATGTTTTTTAGGGATGTATTTTTTGTTAATTCGTTGGGTTTGTCGGACGGCATATTCCATAGCCTCTAAAAGGGATTCAATAGCTTCATCGGACATCGGCTCGCCTGAAAAACTTAGTCCCTCTGCATTTTTTAAATCTTTCTTTATTTGCTCCATCCGTTTTGCAATGTCTTTCTCATCTTTCTCCGATGTTCGATATTCTTCTGGAGATTCAGAAACAAGGCGCTGATTATCTTCTAAAAGATTTGATACAGGGATGTTTAAAGCCTTAGCAATTGAGCTTAGGGTTTCAACACTTGGGTTATATCTATCACGTTCAACGTCTGCAACATATGACCTTGACATGTTTGCTTTTTCAGCTAATTGGGCTTGTGTATATCCTTTTTGTTTTCTCCAATACTTTAATCTTTGGCCTACTGACAAAGTAAAAGCCTCCTTCCTGTGTCGGTTATACCGACGTTTATATATAAATTATAGACTGAAAATGACGGGAATACAAGTTGTTTAATGACGGAAATACAAGTAATACGGAGTAAAATTGAGTGAAATGACGTTAATACAAGTATATTTCTTGAAATTCCTTCAAAATGCTTAGTTTTAAAGGAATTTGGATTTTTACAAAATGACGTGAATGCAATACAATCTAATTATCAACAAAGGAGGTGAGTAAATGTTTGATCGAAAACTTTTAGGGGCTTTGATTAAAAACCAAAGATGCAAGAAGAAATTAACACAGCTTGAATTGGCTGAACAAACGGGCTTATCAAGAAGTTATATTTCGGACATTGAAAATGGGAGATATATTCCCGGCGCTTCAACTCTTACATCATTAGCTATTTGTATTGATCTTGATTTAAATTTGTTGAAAATGACGGAAATACAAGACAAAAGAACAGCAGGGGTCGGTTAGATGAAACCTTTATCAGAATCAACAAAAAGAAGAATGGCTGAATTTTTTATGCGTACAAGCATTCCAAGAATCCTAGCCAAGGAGCAACAAGAAAAGGCAATGGAAAAAGAAACCTTAAAAACAAAAGGTGCTTGAAAGGAGGTGATAAGCATGACAGCTTTGAAAGCTCTTGAGCTTGCCTGTTTTTTCGCTCAATTCAAAAGCAAGCTACTTGCTAAAGGAAAAGTTAAGGCGGCTATGTTTGCTGATAAAAAAATCAAACAGTATTGCTTTCAGTATGTAACTCTACTTAGTCAGGGAGATAGCCAAACAATTAAAGAAATGGAGGATATTCAAGCATGAACCTAAATCATTTTCTAAAAGCTGATCGCGAAAAAGCGGAAAGGCTGTTCATTTCAACGCGAGATCTTATTTCGGAATTGCCTGCCGCGATCGAGGAACATGATTTTGAAGGATGTGTAGAAATTTCGGCGACAATCATTTCAAATTGCAAGGACCTTCAACGGATGGAACATCCAGAACAAGTCGTCCAGCTCCGTGAAATAGTGTCCAATCTCGCAAGCAGAGGGATTAATGTTTCAACTGTGAGGAGAGTGTATCAATGAATATCGAGCACCCAATGATCACTGAGATTAACCGTTACGGTTATCCTTTGGAAAATTTGAAGGACGAGAATGATGCAGAAAGAGAGGGTGAAAATGGATCCACAACGGATTGATGCAGTATTGCACCTTGTTGAAAGTGCATTAAAAAATGACGGGCGGATTGGCATTGACTATCACTGTAAGAATGAAGAGACAGCTCTTCAAAAAGTGCAGGATGCAGCTGAAAAATTGAACAAAGAAATTAATCAGCGTTCCTATGATAATAGCTTTTGGTACGCAACTGAAATTAACAGGAAAATTCAAGTTGTTGCATTTTATCCGACTGCTTATGAACAAAAAAGCCGCCTCGGCAAAGGCGACTAAAAACAATACTTAACAACCTCATTTTAAATGGAGTCTATTACAAAATCAATTAGGAGGCAAAATACATGAATCCTTTACAGGCGTTTGAACTAAACGAGATTTCAAATAATAGCCTGCAGCAGGAGAGCCGTCCACAGTTTGAGATTACGGACATGAATAGTCTAAATTGGGCGTTCCGAAAAATTGCTGCTTTAAAGACGCAGGAAAAAGAAATCAAGGCCCTGGCGGCAACCGAAAGGCAGCGCATCGATGAATGGGAAACCCAGGAACTTAAACCTGTCGCGGACAATCTGGCTTTCTTTGAAAACCTGGTCAGCGTTTATCACTCAAAGCAGCTCGAGCAGGATCCGAAAGCAAAAACACTTTCCACACCTTACGGTAAGTCAAAAAGCCGCGCAATTAAAGAGCAGCCTAAGCCAGCCGATAAGGACCAGCTTCTCAAGCATGTTAAAGAGGCCGAGCTCACTGAATTTATCAAAGAAGATGTCAAATGGGGCGACTTTAAAAAATCTCTGTCTATCAAAGAGGTTGACGGCAAAAAGGTTGTCGTTGATGAAAATGGACAAGCTGTGCCGGGGGTAGAAATAGAACCTGCCTCCACCAGCTTCAAAGTGGAGGTGTGATAGATGTTTCAAGTCACAAATGCGCAGCGTGAAAAGGAAAAGGCAATTGTCGGCTTTATCGGGCCGAGTGGATCCGGAAAGACTGCTGGCGCCCTGCTCGTCGCTTACGGAATGATGCGGGAAGCATACCCGGAAGCAAGCGATGAGGAAATCTGGTCAAAGATTGGTGTTGTGGATACTGAGCACCGCCGCGCCAAACTGTATGCAAACTTGCAATTTGATGATGTGCGGATCGGAAGTTTTAAACATATTGATTTTACGCCGCCTTACACAACAGAACGCTATCAAATGGCTGTGGAGGCTATCAAGAACGCCGGGGCCGAGGTGGTCTTGATCGATTCTCTTTCCCACAACTGGCAAGGGGAAGGCGGGATAGTAGAAAAACACGGGAGCATGTCCGGCAACTCATTTCAAAATTGGGGCAAGCTTGCGCCTGAAACAACTAAATTAATTAAGACTTTAACGCAAAACGATGTCCACATCTTGGCGACATTGAGAACAAAAACGGAGTATGTAGTCGAACCGGATGAAAACGGAAAGATGGCACCGCGAAAAGTCGGGACCAAACCGGTACAGAAAGACGAAATGGAATACGAGTTCATGCTGAATTTCAATATCAGTATCGATCACATGGCGGAAACATCCAAAGACAATACCCGCATGTTTGAAGGTTCTTCTTTTAAACTCAATCCAGAAGTCGGCCGCAAGCTTTACCAATGGCTCGAGCTCGGCATTGACGTGAAGGCAGAGGAAGAAGCTGAGCGGCTCCGTTTGATTGAGGAAATTAAAGCGATCGTTTCCGGCAACGAAGCAGCCGCGCAGATGGTTGAAGAATTTCAGATTAAAGCCAATAAAAAACTTGATCAATGGACTATTAAGCTGGCATCCGCCGCACTTGATAGATTACAAGCTTTAAAGACTAAGGAGGAAAAATAATGTTCACAGTAGACCACAGCAAAGGTGAAGCTTTTGAACCTATTAAACCAGGAGAATATGAGGCAACAGTTATCAATTTTGAGGAGAAAACAGCAGCCTCATCCGGAAATAAAAGGCTTGTCGTAGACTATGAAATCCGTTCTGACGTTGAGCAGCCATGTCAGGGTCAAAAAATCCTATACGATAACTTTACGGTTACAGACAATGCTATGTGGAGATTTCATCAAGCATCAAAGGCCGCAGGTTTTCCAAACGGAATGAAATTTAAAGATCATATTGAATGGGCCAATGCGTTCCTGAATAAGCCGGTTCGCCTGGTTGTCGGAGAACGAGAGCATAACGGCAAAAAGTATCCGGAAGTCAAAGCGTTTAAGCCGTCTGAGGCACCTGCACCGGAAGCAGCTCCAGTCAACATCAGTGACGATGATGTACCGTTTTGATCATAAAAAACACATTTGAGGGAGTGTATAGCTCCCTCGTTTTTAAAGGGGAGTTATCACATGTACGAATTTAAGAACATACCGCAAGAGCTAAAAAACGCCCCTCAGTGGATTTTATGGCGTTCCGAAGAACGTGACGGTAAGAAAACAAAAGTGCCGTACCAGATTGACGGCAGCATGGCTCAATCCAGTAATAAAAGAACCTGGTCGACATTCCCGACCGTTTTGAAATTTTATAACGATCGAGATTATGACGGGATCGGCTTCATGTTTTCAAAAGATGATCCGTTCATCGGCATAGACATAGATCATTGTGTGGAGGACGGTGTCTTGTCCACGTTCGCTGAGGAAATCGTTCAGGCGATTAGCAGCTACACCGAATATTCACCCAGCGGCAAAGGAGTCCACATCATCACAAAAGGTAAGATCCCATTGCGCGGGCCGGGTACAGGGAGAAAAAATCCTGAACTTGGGCTGGAAGTATACCGCCACGGCCGCTATTTCACCTTTACCGGTAATAGTCTCGGGATTGGGGCCGTTGAAGAACGAACAGACGAGCTCAAAGAGCTGTTCGAAAAGTATTTGAAGGACAAAAAAGAAGAATCGAAACCGTCCACCCTGCCTGCTGTTTCATCCAATGATATGAGCAATCTCTCCAATAAGGAGATATGGGAAAGGATGTTCAACAGCAAGAACGGGAAGAGCATTCAGAATCTGTTTAACGGTCATCTGATAAATGATGATCACTCGGCCACAGATATGGCTTTGTGTAATCACTTGGCATTCTGGACGGATAAGGATCCCGCAAAAATGGATTCGATGTTTCGGGAGTCGGGGTTGTTTCGGGAGAAATGGGATCGACAGCACTCATCTGACGGCGCTACATATGGAGACATGACCATTGCTGCTGCCGTTTATTCTACTCATACGACAATTTCTGATTTGCTTGAAGAGCAGCAGGAACAGCCGTATGAGGTGTACATCTCTCATTCCGATAATTCTCAAGTTGAGGATACAGAAGAGATCATTGACACCCCGCCGGTCTTTCATTTAACGGAGCTTGGGAACGCTGAACGAATTGTCTACTACCACGGAAAGAATATCCGATACTGTAACGAGCTTGACTGGCTGATCTGGAACGGCAAGCGATGGGAAGAAGACAGCAAACGGAAAATTGAAGCTATCACCGCGAAAACATTACGGGCGTTATACGGCGAGGCCAAGGCCACAGAAGACAAATTCCGAAAAAAACAGCTCAATGATTGGGCGAAGAAATGCGAGCGCCGCAATATACGGATGAACACCATTTTAGATGTCCGGCCAATGGTTTCAGTGAGGAAGCAGGAACTGGATTCCCACAAATATCTTTTCAATTGCGATAACGGTGTGATTGATCTGAAAACAGGAGAACTTCTGCCGCATGATAGGGATCTGCTTTTTACAAAAATATCTCCTGTCTCTTATCAACCGGACGCCGACTGTCCGAACTGGAAAGCTTTCTTGGAAAGTATTTTTATAGATGACCAGGGCGCGCCGAACTATGAAATTATTGATTTCATGCAGAAGGCAATTGGCTATTCGCTGACCGGGGACACCACAGAACAGGTCATGTTCTTTCTATTTGGAAACGGTCGGAATGGTAAATCAACCTTTATCAATACTGTTCAGCACCTGTTCGGGGATTATGGCCGCCAGACTAACAGCGACACCTTCATAAAGAAGAAAAATGACAGCACCATAAACAATGATATTGCCAGGTTGGACGGTGCCCGATTTGTGTCGGCCGTTGAGAGTGAAGAGGGACAGCAGCTGTCTGAATCGTTGGTGAAGCAGATCACCGGCGGCGAAAAGATGTCAGCACGTTTTCTGCGCCAGGAATACTTTGAGTTTACACCGGAATTTAAAGTCTTCTTTACCACAAACCATAAACCGATCGTTAAAGGCAGCGATGAGGGGATTTGGCGCCGGATCCGGCTGATCCCGTTTACTGTCACGATTCCAAAAGAAAAAGTAGACAAGAAGCTTCCTCAGAAACTGGCTGCGGAAATGCCAGGGATCCTGCGGTGGGCTATTGAGGGCTGCTTGAAGTGGCAGAAGGAAGGCCTGGGAGAACCGGAAGCGATCAGGAAGGCAACGGAAGGCTACCGGGAGGATATGGACATTCTCGGTCCATATATGGAAGAAAGATGTATCCAGCATCCGACCGCAAAGGTAGAAGCAAAGGAGCTTTATAAGGATTACAAGGACTGGTGCTTTGAAAATGACGAAATTGAACTGAAGAACCGGGCATTTTATCGACAAATGGAAATCCGCGGCTTTAAGAAATATCGCGGAAATTATAACAAAAATTATTTTGATGGGATCGGTTTAATAAAAGAGAACCGAGATTTGCATAAACAATTAAATCTTTTTAAACAGGGTCAGAGCCCATCGGATATAAAAAGTAACAAAAATAACGTCACAAGCATCCAGAGAAAAAAGCTATAAACGTTGATACGACAGGGGTTTTGAGAGTTTTTCTAAAATATGGTGTTACTTTTGTTACTTAAATCCCCTGTTCCATGTACTGAAAAAAATAAATAAAAAAATAATATATATATATTCTATATAGCTTTATATATGAAAATGAGTAACAAAAGTAACAAAAAGGGCTCAATCCCTTGGGAGAGTAAGGGCGAGCCGTGTTACTTAAAAAGTAACAAAAGTAACAGCAAGGCGGGTGATTATTTTGCATCCAAAACAAATTTGTGATGACCTTGTCTTTTTGGGATCACCTTTAGTTCTGGACGGGGATGACCTTTATATTGAGCATCCGGAGAACGTCTATCCCGAACTTGTGGAATTTGTTCAGTCACATAAAAAACGGCTCGTCCAGTATTTAAAAGGTGAATACTCAATGCAGGATCATAAAGTCAAACAGACCATTGATAAAATCATCAATTATTTTATGGGCATAGATCAAGAAATGAATCCAAAAATAGACGACTGGTTCAATCATGAGTGGGATGCGGCAACTAAAGCCGCGAGATTGCTTGTTCTATTTTGGGAGAACGGCTGGAGAGATCTGAACAGCTCTGTTTCGAATTTTGAGGATGAAGAAACGGACAAACTCTCTTTAGAAATCTATGAAAGGGCCATGTCGTACTTTAAGGGGAAGAAAGCATGACGATTATTCACTATAACTATTCGGATACTGAAATGAAAAATATTCTCGACAGCATGATCATTATTGTGGATACGAGGGAGCAGAAGAACCAGCATGTTCTTGACTATCTCCGCAAAAAGAACGTATCCATCAAATTCAAAGGGATGAAGACGGGCGACTATTCCGCCATGATCCCGAGAAACGAGGAATACGGGATTAGCCGGGACATGTATTTGAACGCTGCTATCGAACGGAAAAATGGAGTTGATGAGCTCGTTCAATCCATTAAGGATCGTTCCCGGTTTGAAAATGAATTGATTCGCGCAGCCAAACACCCTTTCACTCTTCTTGTGGAGGATCTGGAAGGCTATCAAAAAATATTGAACGGAAAATATCGCTCACAATATAAGCCGCAATCTTTACTTGGCAGCTTAAAAACGTTTGAAGTCCGTTACAATTTTTCAACCGTTTTTATTAATCCAAGCGCGACCGGAAACTATATCTATCACCATTTTCATTATATGGCCCGGGAGCTGTTAAAGGGGGGCCTGTTGTGAATGACTTAATGAAGGCCCTTTATTGTGAAAGGAAAAAGGACGAGCTTAAATCGCGGCTGCTTAAAATGGGATTTTTTAAAACGCCAGACGGCCGGCAGCTGTATGAGCTTTCATTAACTGAATTAGACGAAATATTCAAAAAGAAATTGATTGAAAGGGGAAAATGATCATGGCATTTGTAGGGTTTGAAGAATCAGCAGAGGTGCGGCAGCTGGCCGAAAGTTTAATCGATGAGCACCACCCGCATTTAAAAGATGCAAAGGAACACGTTGGTTTTTACATCCGGGAAGGTAACAGTAAATGGGCTGGGAAGGCGAAAAAATGCACGGCCTTTGAGCGCCATATGACTGATTACATGCTTTTTGTATTTATCAATAAAGAAGCATGGAAGACGATGAACCAAGAGCAGCGAGCCGCCCTGGTCGATCATGAGCTTTGTCATTTCACCCGTGTGGAATGGGAGGAACCGGATCCGAATGACTCAAGCAAATGGGTTACTATGTACGGGCCTGGAGAAGATCCTGACAGTTGGGGGATCCGCGAGCATGATGTTGAAGAGTTTTCGGAAATCATTGAGCGTCACGGCCTTTGGGAAAAAGGGATTGAATCATTCGCTGCAGCCGTCAGAGAGGCTGACTATCAAATGAATATTGATGATGTGCATAGACTTCAAAGGGTGAAATGATGGGAGGCATCGAAATGAGAGAAGACAAGGAATTGACCCGATTAAAAAGAAAAATAGATAGGCTCATTGCAAAGTGTGACAGAAAAGGGCATGAGTTTAGTGATTTTGAAATCGGAACTATTAGGAGAATTGCATATGCAAAAAGCATGAACGATCTCAATTATTTAGTGTTGATGTCTATTCAAATGGTTTTTGATAATCACAAGATCAGATGATGCGGTCGGAACCGTGAAGGGGGAAGCTATGTTTTATCTAATTATAGGAATCGTCATTCTTGCCGCTCCATTCATCTGGATGGAGATTATGGAAAGACGGATCCAGGAATGGGAAAAAGAAAAATGAACGAATGGAGGGAAAAGATGTCAAAGGAACAGCTATCATTTCTCGATGATGTGGACGAAAAAGCCGTCCGAAAAATAGTCATCAAAGAACTGAAAAATTACCGCGCGCTCAAAGTCCAATTAGAGAATAAAAAAGAGTGTTCATCTGCCGGCATTAATATTTTCCCTTCCCTCCGGGATTCATTTTCCGTTAACGAGCTCAAGGTTAAGCAGATGGAACGGGCTTTACAAAACAGCTTGGACGATGAGGAACGTTTGATCATCGAAAAGAAATACCTGACGGCTGCTAGGGTGAAAGACATTAATATTTATATGGAACTCGGGCTGAAAAAGGATACCTATTATGAAATAAAGCAACGGGCAATCTGCCGTATAGCAACAGCACTCGGAATTATCTGAGTGCTTTTTTCATCGAGAAAAACCCGACAAAATCCCGACATTTTTCCGATAATCGGGGGGATAAAGAGGGGGAATTTTTATGCGTAATTTATCGATAAGATTTACTTATCAAGAAATAACGGGAGATGCACCATTCCCTTATCAAGGTGAATTCGGATACTCAAATTAAGGCGATGAAGAATGTAGCCAAACGGGAGGAACATTCTGAGCCGGATCGCGCTAGTCTTGCGGCTTTGGTATCGGGAGATTTGTAAGAAGTATGTTTTTTGGACATGCCGTCTTACAATGCTTGGCTTCCTCCCGGAGTGTGTGTAAGACGCAAATTTTAACCAATAAGCGTTTAGCGTAAGGAGGAATCGTTCGACAAATTTCGCATATGGTTTCATTAGCCTATCTTTTCGCCTATAGTTTGGTAGTAGGGAGGTGGGGAAATGAGTGCAAATGTAGAATATGAAATTAGTACTCGACACGGCGCCTATGAAGGTATTTATTTGAAAAAAGATGGGCAAATCTTGTTTGAACTGCGTGTAACGTACTCTGCAATAGCAGCGGATGGATCATCAAAATTAGGTGGAAATGATGCTTTAAGAGACCCTTTGAAAACAAAGGACATTCTTGAATGGCTGTTTGAAATAGGCAAACAATATTTAGATAAAGTCAAAAAGTTTGAAGTAGTAACTATCACTTCTTACGATGTGGAGAATCGGAAGTTAAATAAAGATTGGGAGTTACTTCGAAGAGAACCTATTTCAAATCAATTTGAATCTTAAACTATCAGCGCTTTCCTATGGAGGGCGCTTTTACATTTTTTACACTAAAGAATTTTAGGCTGTTAAAATATAAGCATTAAGGAGCAGGTAATCCACTTTTGTTGTCGAAATATGTAATTTGAAGATAATAAAAGGAGGAAGTTTTTTTGTTAGAGGAAAAAAAGTCTTATATCGCAAATTTCAATTGTACTTTTGGAAATGATAACATGCCGATGTTGGAGTATTTTTTTGAAATATTGCTGCCTGCATTTACTAGTGAAGAATTAAATTCAAGTCATAAAGAAAACAAACCTTTCGAAAGTAAGCCTGATTTCTTTTTTGAAAATGTTAAATTAACGAATTTAAAAGGAGATTTTGTT